CCCTTTTCTCTTTCGATTTAAAAATCTTTCTACGAATTGCCATCCTTGTGTTTCTTTCAATTCTTCCCACTCTTTTTCGGGAAGCTCAAAAGATATTGCTGCGATGGATTCTCCTTTTAAAAATGTTTTGCGTGTGCAAAAAATTTCATGCATCTCTTCACTCCTCCTTCCTTATATTCTGTCCTCTGCATTTCCGGGCTTGAAACCGGCTTCGGCTGCATTGCAGTGCCGGGACGTATCCGGCGGTTTATCAGAGCTGTTGTCATTTTCTTCAAGCCCAAGATCAATCAACATATCATTGAATTGATTGGAAATCTTTAAAATAAATTTTGTTAAAATAATAAGAGATTTCACATTCCCACGATCTGCTATCTTCCTGTGAGCTGATAGCAGATTTTTTATAACTGTCTTTCTAATGTAAAATCCAAATTCTTCTTTTATTTTCATTTCCATTTCCTCACTTTCAGTTTTTGTTTGTGTTGTTTGAGTTTGTAAACTCATAATACATCCGTTTTTAGAGTTTGTCAACCCTATTTTTTAAAAATTAATTCGTTTTTTGAGTTGATAAACTCATGCAGTTATGATATAATGTACTTTGCAAGGAGGTGATAGAATGGAAATGTTCGAGCGAATAAAACTCCTCCGGACTGAACAATTACATATGACACAGACCGAATTCGGTGAAGCTCTTGGAGTAAAAAGAGACGTTATAAATAATATTGAAAATAACCGTTTGAAAAATCCAGAGAAACAGGAACCGATTTATAGGTTGATGTGCGAAAAATTTAATGTAAACGAAAAATGGTTAAGAACCGGAAACGGTGAAATGTTTATCCCGTTGACAAGAGACCAGTTGATTACAGACTTCGCTGCTGATCTTATAATGGAAAACGATACATTTAAAAAGAGATTAGTAGAAGCTCTTGCAAAGCTGGATGAAAGTGAATGGGATGTCCTAGAAAAGCTCGCAGAGAGCTTAATTAAAAAAGACTAGGGTTTCCCCTAGCCTAAAAGCTTTATGCAGAATCGGTACACAAGTTCCAACACCTCAATATTGTTGGACTTGTTGACCAATTCGATGATAAGTTTTTTGTAGTCCATTCGCGATCCCCCTAACTGCAAAAACACTTGTTCGAAATCCCTGAACATATAATACTATCTCAGGGGACAAAAATCAATATTTTGTTCGAACATTTGTTCTGTTATTTTGTGGCAATGTTTTTGCCCTCTATTAAATAAACAGTTAAAATTCGGGAAACTTACGCGAAAATGGACAATCGTCCCAGATGTGGGACACTTATTGATATGGAGAGTCGATAAGGTCGGAAATTCGGACTTTTAAGCCCTTGGCAAGCAATTCCAGCGTGTCAGCTGTCGGCGATATTTTACCATTTGCAATGCGGTTAATCGTTGATTTTGATATTCCAGTTGCAATGGATACTTGCCGAGTAGATAGGTTTTTATCGTGCATGATCTTATCGAGTAGTATTTTCATAGTGTAATTATTGTAGTATATTCCAAATCTGGAAACTACAGGTAAATAATGGTAATGATATAACCGCTATGGCGTTTATATAAAAGTTATGTGGTGTTAAGGTACAGGAGGAGGAAAGGTATGGAATTTCAAATAACAGAACTGGAAAAAAGAGAGTTATTAAAAACTTGCGGAATACCGATAATTGATGATTCTACTAATTATTGGTTTGTACGAACAAGTGCGGGCGAACATTTTGAAGACTTTTATTTTGGAGAGTATATTGCAATCGGATGGGACAAATTAAATGATATTGAATCTCTTAAGTGTTCTACAAAAGAAAAGCTTAAAGATGATGTTATTAAATTATACTCTGATGATTCTCGCCCCGGAAATACTGCTGCACAAATTCTTAAATTTGTAAATGACATGAAGATAGGAGACTATATTTTAATACCTAACGCTAGTTGCGAACGAATAGCTGTAGGTTTAGTAATAAGCGATGTCTATCTCTATGAGCCTACTGAACAGGATAAGCTAGATATATTATTCGATGGCGTTGAGTTGGATTTTCTTAAAAGAAGAAATGTCCAGTGGATTACAAAAGCCCCCTTGCGCAGATGTCAATTAGATCCTATGTTGGTACCTATTATTTATTCTTACGGAACAATCGTTGATGCTAACCCATATTCACAATTTATCAATCGTTCCATTTACGACTTGTATTATAAAAGTGGAGAGTTACATGCCATTTTTAACATGACTCGGCCAGAAGATATTTCTGCATACTATTTTAATAAATTCATCAATTCGATATTTGAAACACAAAAACTATGCACCACTATAACAGAAACTGATTTTTCTCCTGATGATTTTGTTATAAAAGCTTCTTTTAACTCGGCTGGTCCTGTTGAAATGATTACAGGAGCTATATCTGCAATGCTGGTTTTGTCTAGTATCTCTTTGTTTATAAATGGTGCTAATATTAAATTTAAATATAATATTTTTGGATTCTTTAAAGGACAATTCAACATTTCTTCTTCTGGACTTTTAGATAAAATAAAAGCATTCAAAAACATAGAAAAACAACATAAAGATAGCCTCGATAAAATCAATTCTGATTTGATCGAAGCTAAAAACAACCTTGAAATAAAAGGAAAAAATGTGCTTAAAGAAGAGCAAATCAATCAAGATGCTCAATCTTAAAGCAGTGTTTTGTAATGAAAAAAGATGTGACTATAAACACAAACTCATGCACATAAAAATATTTAAACACTAATATTTTATTTATGCTTAAAAAGTCTAAAAATATAAATCTTTGAAAGAGGTACAGTATCGAAAATATCAAGATGTATATATTGTATTTTTTTATTATTTTTCGAATCATATTGTACACCTCCTTCTTTAAATGTATTATACGCTTTTTGATCTTTAATGCAATAGACAAATTGTAAATTTTTCTCTCCCCTGCTCCACAGCAGGCAATTACATGATAGGTATAACTGTTTCGTCGATTATACATAATACAAAAGACTGGGAGAATTCAAATTAAATTAAGAAAGGATGTGATATCATGCCATTATTAAAAACAACCACACATACAATAGATGATATCTATGCTCTTCCAGATGGACAGAGAGCGGAATTGATCAACGGACAAATTTATAACATGGCACCACCTTCTCCATTACATCAGGAATTGGTAATGGAACTCTCCGCCTCTCTAAGAAATTATATCAAAGGAAAAGGCGGTAATTGCAAAGTTTATCCTGCTCCATTTGCTGTTTTTATTAAGGATGATGATTCCAATTATGTAGAGCCTGATATCAGCATTGTCTGCAATTCCAACAAAATTTCACACCGTGGCTGTGAAGGAGCACCTGACTTTATCATCGAAATCGTTTCACCGAGCAGCCGTAAAATGGATTATTCTACAAAAAATGCACTTTATGCCGATGCCGGTGTTCGTGAGTATTGGATTGTGGATCCTGCCAGAGAACGCACAACGGTATACCGATATGAGGAAGATGTAGCTCCGGTAATTGTACCTTTTCACGATATTCTCAAATTAAAAATATTTGAGGATTTCGAAATCTGCATTGATGATTTATTGAAATAAAATAAAACCGCCCCGGTGCTACCAACACCAGGGCGGCAATACATATCCGAAGATATGCTATTGAAATCCACGAATATTGTATCATCTTCGGAAACAGCTTGCAAGCGGAACGTTTGTTTTGCGCGGCTGTTATTTTTATACCTATTTTTAAATACTATTTACAAAGGAGTGATACAAGATGCAAGAGAAAATATTGAGATGTGCCATCTATATCCGCGTCTCCACATTTGAGCAGAGCGTACATGGCAAGTCTCTGCAAGCACAGAAAGAATGCCTAAAGCAATATGCAGCGGATCATAATATGGCTGTAGTCGGAATTTATGCGGACGAGGGAAAGACTGCCAGAAAAGAACTGAAGAAAAGAAAAGCCATCCATGCTCTTATAGAGGATGTAAAAAAGGACAGAATCGATGTAATACTATTTTGGAGACTGGATAGATGGTTCCGAAACCTGTCGGATTTTTACAAAGTGCAGGACGTGCTAGATGCGCATGGAGTGCGTTGGATATCCGTATCTGAGCCGGGAATCAACATGGAGACACGGGATGGACGTTTGCAGTTAAACGTTGTACTCTCAATCGGCCAAAACGAAGTAGATACCACATCGGAGCGTATTAAATTTGTCAACGAATCATCTATACGGCAGAAAAAGCTAATATTTGGTGATGCAAACATGCCTTTTGGTTATAAAACAGGCGTTGTGGACGGAAAGAAATGCATGGTTAAGGATCCAGAAACAGAACACATGGTGGAGGATTTTTTTAAATACTTTAAAAGCCATAACTCCAAAAAAGGTGCTGTACGGTACATGCAAGAGGCCTATGGTATTGATTTTAGCTATGGAATGTTGAGAACAATGTTATCGAGCGAATTTTACAAGGGGACGTACAGAGGGTACCCTTATTGTCCAGCATACCTGTCAGAAAAAGAATGGAATGAGATGCAAATTATATCGAAAAGAAATATTAAAAACACGCCGTCTGGTAGAATATACCTGTTTACGGGTTTGATGCGCTGTCCTGTATGCGGACAGAAATTAGTCGGTACCGGATGCTCATCAATTATAGATCGTAAAACACGTGAAAAAAGGACGTACTGCTACTACCGTTGCAATAGAGCACTTAAAGACCATATTTGCACGTATAGGCATAGGGTAAGCCAGAACCTTATCGAAAAATATCTGCTCGAAAATCTTGAAAGAGAGTACGAAAAGTATAAAGTCCGCAGCAACAAGATCAGCGAAGAGTTAAAAAAGCAAAAGAAAGCGAAAGATCCGAAAAAGCTTAGAAAAGAAATGGAACGATTAAATATATTATTTCAAAAAGGGCGGATCTCTTACGATTACTACGATAAGGAGTACCAAAGATTGGAGAGAGAATATTCCGCTTCTGCTGCTTTTTGCGAGGAAGAAGAGACGAGAAACCTGCATTATGTAGAAGAACTATTAAAAACTGACTTTCGCCAGATGTATGATTCGCTGTCTCCGGAAAACAGGCGTTCTTTTTGGAGATCCACGATACAGGAGATTTACCTAAATGATGACAATACGATTAAAGCTGTAGATTTTTTATAATCTGTTTTGTACTAAGTGTTTAGCCCCATTTGGAGCAGTATAATTAGTACAAAATAAATGATACAATATTCTCAGGACGGTAACTCCATCCGTCCAACACTCATATACGCCGCCCATAAAAAGGCGTGCATCATTTCGGTTGTCAGGACCATTCCTTCTGGCAACCGGAATTTGAATGCATTTCCCGGGATTTCTAAAAACTCTTGGTATAGTAAAAACGTATCGTAAGATTCGTAGATCTGATATTCCATTATTATCCCCCCTCGCATTGGCTACATATATTATAGCACAGAGGGGTTTGAATTGAATTTATTAAAAATACATTTTGATGGAAAATAATATTGATCCCCTCAGAGATCAGCTCTCCGAGGGGATTTTATTAGATAGATGTAGATGGTTTTCTGTTCAGAACCGCAAGCAATCTTGCGTGCCACGGCGCTTTTTTTGTCCAATGATAAGACGGCATATCTCTTCCATTGTTCGCTTTGTAAATATCCATCAGAATCTTCATTTCGTCCGGATGTCCCAAAGCCGTAATCTTATCATCATGATACCAATATACACATCCTTTTCCCTCTACCGTAAACATACACTGCATAGTCTCTTCTCCTTCCCGATCTCCTGTATTCTGATTATTTCCCTGTCCACTTCCCGCAGACGCTCTACTGTCGATTGCCTTTGCAATCAGCTCAGCAATTCCTTTTGTGCCTAAATTCCGATACCGTGCTACATCATCTGTGCCGGTGCAAAATAATGTCTCTACGATCATACCGGGCATATTAGATGCATTCAGATCATGGTATCCCGAACTGTACTTTACACCACGGTTAGCAAATCCTTTATTTGCGAAATTCTTGCAGATGTTACTTGCGATCGTGTTCGTAGTCGGATTGGATGCATCGTATAACCACACTTCTGTGCCGCCTGCTGCCGGAATTCCAGCCGCATTCATGTGCAAGGTGACATAGATATCACATCCCGCACTATTCGCCTTATTTGTGCCGTCAGACAGCTCACCGGAGACATTGGATGCGTTGGAATTGCAATCAACCACAGTATGACCGACAGCCTGCAACATTGGTGCAAGCTCATTGTAGATCTTCCGCACTTCTGCCTGCTCATCGATCAGACCTATTGCACCTTTACAATTCGGGGAATGCCCTCCCCTTAAGCCAATTTTCATTCTTTCTCTTCCTCCTGCTCTTCTGTTTCAAATGCTTTTTCCAGTTCCTCTGCGGATACTCTGCCAAATTCGTTCTGTTCGCTCATGTTCTCACCTCCTTGTGCGATGTCGCACAATAAAAGAGGACGATTACTCGCCCTCCTGCTCCTGTGATTTATTTGTTAAAACATCCAGTGCTTTTTTTAACGCTTCCGGATATTTCACACCCATAATTCCAACATTTTCCAAAATCGAGATACCCTCATTTGCTATAAATGCCAGTACTACGGCTGTACGGATGTAGTCTACGCCGAGAGTGACATCCAGCCGATATGCAATAAGTACGATCAGTAGGGATACCCCTTTTCTGCACAAACCTTTCCACGCTGAGTAGCTGCTTAGCGCACCGTTCTCTGATTTGTTGCTCTTTTTCCAAAAGGCAGCGATCAGTAACCCGAGTACAAAATCTACACCCATAAAAATAAGTAATGTAGTCAAGTCCTCAGACCATCCTCCGATCAGGTTTACGAAACCTCCTGCAATAGCTCCAAACACCATGCATAAAAACGCTTTTACGTTTGCTAACTGTTCCATTTTCTTCATATCCTCACTTTCCTTTCTGATTTTAAAGTATAAAAATAAGACCATCACGGTCTTGCTCTAATCTCCATATTCGCTCCTTTAATCAATCATCTGTAATCCACGTGAACGTTGCGTGACGTTCTGTCCATCCGGCATTCTCCACATAAATCTTGATCCCCCCATCTTTTCCTATACCGTATCTTCCCGTTCCAAATATGTAAGGTCCTGAAACTTCACTATAGGGAGCAAAGAAATCCATAACCGGTCGATATCCTACTGGAATTTTCACTTCGTTGAATAGCCCGTATTCGCCACTTCCCGGAAATTGTGCAATCATTGTGATCTTGCATGTTACCATACATCCTCTTCTTTTTAGTTCTATACGGATGTTATTAGCGGAGTTTGTACTTGTATATGGACCTTTCACGGTACCGGAATCGTAATTGCGATACGCATATATGCTTATACGTGGGGATGCAGAATTTCTTGCATATATCATTTCATCCTCAAACTGGATTGTCGTTGCTTTTCTTGTATTTTCATTTGTAAACATGATGTTTTGCAAGTTCACGCTCATAGTAGCTCGATCTGTTGTCGGAGCCTTACCGGAGAAAGCCAAATACGCATTACTCAATGACGCAACATTTTCCACTGCTCCTTGCACGATTTTCTTGCTAATAATCTTTCCGGATGTAACATCGATAAGCATTGTTCCATTCTTATCCTTAATAAGTCCGGCAGTTACAGTTCCAAGATCTGCCGCTATCGCACTTAAAGTCTGTGCGTTTAAGTTATCAACAGAAATATAATGGATCACCCACCTACTTCCATCCCATCTCTTAATCGGCTCTCCACTTGCTGTCTGCCATAACTGGCCAACTTTAGGATTTGACGGAGCCGTAGAAGATACAATTATGCCACTTGGTCCTGTTGCTCCTGTAGCACCTGTCGCTCCCTTATCACCATATACCCCGATGATACATGGTGCTGATTGATACGTGCTACCATTTGTATAGGTAACAACTTCATAATTCCACAGATATTTTTTTGACGCCGTTATTGCTTGTACAGTTGTAGTCCATCCTGATGTGGACGCCGACACACCGCTTCCGCTTGCCGTTGCAAGATAATAATTCGTGATAGACTTTATTCCGTTTCCAGTTACCCCTTGTGGTCCCGTTGCACCAGTTGCCCCCTGCGGTCCTTTCGGGCCAGTCGCTCCTTGTGGCCCCTGCGGTCCAGTAGCACCTGTATTTCCTTGAGGTCCTTGCGGACCCTGTTCCCCGTCTTTTCCATCCTCTCCATCCATTACATCCGTGATTGTGACCTCGTAATACCCACGTTTTATCCCATTTTCTAGAGCCTCAAATGAGTACACCGCCTTTGTATCCACGTCAGTAGCATTTACCGTAACGCTCTTACCAACATAAAACTCATGTCCATCCTTGCTCCATCGGAATTGTAGCTTGTCTGCCACATCCACGCCGTTATCGTAAGTGTAAGCTGTCAGAGTAGTGCTACCGATGCCATTTTTAAAGATAATGCCGTTGTTTGTTGAGATAGAGCAAGTATAAACCTTATTTTTATTAATAAGGTCTTGCATCCTCTGTAATAAGCTGTCCGAAATTTCCGATGTCAGCTCTTTGTAGTTTGTAAATACCGTCTTTGCAGTTTTTGGATTGGTAAGACTCCTGATCTGTTCTGATACTCTTGCCTGTAGATAAAGGACTGGTGTCCACTCCTGATCCTGCATCCTTACCGTATCCCCGATGTTGGTGTCAAAATATCCGTCCACCTCGTAAGTCACCACCGGTTCAGATGCTGTTTTAAGATCAGACAGAGCCATGCTATAGAGCTTGTCCTTGCTGTCTGTATCATACTCTTTCCGCATCAGGATATAAGCATCCTCTTTATTCACGATATTGGACGGAAACCGGTCTCTTGCCTGTGGTGCGCGGATGATCGCACCATCCGTAAAGTATTCCAAACGTCCGTTTTCATCGTATTCTTTCTTGTCAAGACCATTGATTGTCAGACCGTCCTTTCCGGTCGGCTGGATGCAGGTGTAAAGCTTCTCGGCATCTGTGGTTTTTCGAATTCCGGTAATTCCTTTCCCGTACCGCAGTACAATGTCATTCCGGTATTCTCCGACTCCGCTGTCTGTATCGGAGTGTTTCCGATATACATTTAGGACAATCTCTTTTAAAGAGTAGTCTCTGTTCAGTACTGTCTCAAATTCGATCTCCGCAGAAAAGACATTAGCCAGGGAGAATAATCTCTTTAATACGGACGTTGTACCTGTCCATTCGTTGGTGATCCGTTTGTCCGACACCTCATTGAGTCCCAATTTAAGCGTTCTCTCAGCATCAAAGACGGCGAGGTACTCTTCAAAACTCATGGCTTTTCCAGCTTTGTATTCTCCAGCATCCTCGTTAATAAGCTCAAACGACAGTGACCATGCCGTAGCAGTAATCGTCTGTTCCGTTTTATCGGTATTTACAATGTTTAAGTAGTATGATTTCCCCTTGTAAGTAAATGCCACCTTATTCCCAGCTTTGATATGCTGTGCGTCTGGATGCTTTGCATTTACCGTAAAAGTGTAAGCATTCGCCGTACCCTGTAAGTATTCGTGTAGCTTATCATTCCAGTAGTGCATGGACTTTTTATGCCCGTTGTCCATGTACGCTACTGGCGTGTTATTTGTGCTTAGAATCGCAATTCTGATGTTATCCATTACAAATATACCTCCCGTATTTTTGCTTTAATATGCGGCGGTGGAGATGAAAAGGAAGAATAGCAGAACTGGACTTCCGTTGTCCCCGGTGGAACTTTTGGATAATTGGATCCATTAATCTCATCTCCTTTTGCCGGCATCCCGTTTACATAGACCTTTGTACTCTCTCCGTCTATAGACACCACATCTCCGGCACGATACCGGTTCGGCACATCCTTATACTTATCGACATTGTCTTTCCGGAATCGGATGCTTTTTAAATAGTTGTGTGTGACGTACTGGTTTGATAGATTTCGGTCTCCCCACTGCCCGATCCAGATCTGGATTTTTTCGCATTCCATATCCTTTATTTCCGGTATGTTTCTCTCCATATAGCTTCCATACCAGAAAATCCGCAGCTTTTCTCCCTCTTTTAAAAAGTCATTATGGCATCCCATTTTTAGGTTAAACGGATTGCCCTCGTATGCTGTCGGCTGGAACTCTTCCCGTCTGAGCAAGGTGTTTCCTGGGGCGAACCACTCGATACGTGCCGTATTTCCCGCGGCATCACTCTTGTTAATAGACATGGCGCAAATCACCTTGTTATCTCCAGTCAGAAATGCAATGGTCTGCGCTCCCGTCTGTCCCATCAATCCAGTCTCGAACCAGTGCTGCGTGTAACAGTAAAAGTTCTTCGCTCCACGTCTACCCTCACTGTCAACCGGGATAGTAAGTGTTTTCATTCCACCGTTCCAGTATCCGGATGTTGCTTGTCCACCTTTTAATGCCATAACGTTATATCCGGCAACATTCCGTACTTCAAGCGTCCCCTGTGTGGTATTCTCTGGATTTTGGTAAGACGTTCCATGATCGTCTTGAAACAAGCTGTAACCGTTAAACAGTTCTTCGGACGCTTCGTAGTTCTCTCCATCTGCTTCTTCCTGTTTGCCGAGCTGGATGACTCCATACTGGCTAACCAGTCCGATAAACCCGTTTTCGTGCTGGTGCGTGATCTCATAATCCACGTCTGCCCATTCGGTGCCGTTGTTTTGGATGGTAATGGTCTGGTATCCGTCTTGCTGTACACCGTCAAAATCAAATTCGCCGACAGAGTACGCTACCCCATCCGGGATAAGCCAAGTGATTGCGCCTTTCCCAAAAATCGCAACCTGTGTCACATCAAGGTTTCCGTCCGGTATCGCATAAAAGTAGCGATCTGGATAATTCCCAAAAACAAGTTTTTTCGGCTCTGTGACGTTTAGGATTTTCTGAATCGCGTCATAGCTTGCTAAGATGTCTCCTTTAATTTCAAAGGGCATTTCAAGCGTCTTTGATTTATATGTTGTATAGCCAAAATCCTCTCCTTTTGCACTTTCTGCTCCGTCAAGGAGTCCCGACTCTCTATTTGCTCCACTAAACGGAGAGAACCCGGACAATACACTTAAGTATCGCCCGAGTTCCTGATCGTCAAATTTTACTGATAGGCTCAATTTCTATCCCCTCCTAACATCTTCCGAAAACTTGAATTCTTTTCTATTTGTTTTTCCATTGGTGTTGCAAGTACTCTGGATGTCTCTACAGAGTCAATTTTATTAACAATCTCTAGTGGTCTGTTGGCAAGTCTGGATAGACGGTCTACTGCATAGAGTAGCTCGTTATTATCTGTCGTTCTGACCGCCGATCTGGAAGCGACATATCCGCTTGCTGTCGGGCTTGCAGACGTTGTAACTCCAAGAGCAGCTCCCTGTATCCGGGACACCATCTTGTTTGCCTGTTTTTCCATGTCTTTGTATGGGATATTATCCTCGAATCCAACCCCTATACCGAGAGCCATGTTTTTCCCAACCTGATCCCTAAATACACGGGATGGGGAATGGATCCCAAGTTTGCTTTTAACCCAATTCAAGGCATCTGTAGCAGCGCTCACAGCGGCATCTACTAGCTGTCCGGCTGCAGAAGCGACACCGGATGCAATTCCCTTTATGATGTTAACTCCAACACTAAGCCAATCAACACTTAAAAAGGCGTCTTTGATCGCAGATATAATCTGTGGTATTTTACTCACAAGGTTTGGTATTGCCTTAATCAATCCAACAGCAAGCTCGGCGATAATCTTATTTCCGGTAGCTATAATTTTTGGTAAGTTACTTGCAATGCTCGCAATAAATCGCGCTATTGCCTGCGCTGCGGCTGATACAATAGACGGAAGGTTGTTTATAATTCCATCCACAAGGCGGAGAATCATTTGGACGCCTGATTGCAATACAGATGGAAGAGACGACAGAAGTCCATTCACAAAGTTCGTGATAACCGCCGCTCCTTGCGTGATTAACTGCGGTAGATTTTGCAAAATACCAAGAACGAGCTGAGTTACGATTTCAAACCCTTTGGTAATCAGTGCTGGAACTCCGGTTGCGATTCCGAGTAAGAACTGATTAAGCAGCTCCATTCCTGTAGAGATAAGCAACGGAGCATTTTCCATCATTCCGGTAAATAGTCCATTCACGATATTTCCAGCTGCTTGAATCATACCGGCAACGCCGTTTTCTTCAAATCCTTGCGTCAACTGCTCAATTGCACTAATCGCCGCAGGCAACAAAGACTCTGTCAGTCCATCAGATATCGGCTTTACGACCTCGCCCAATAGCTGTTGAGCATTATCTTTTAAAGTGGAGATCAGACCGCTAAACGTCTGGCTTTGCTTTTCCATACTTTGGAAATACTTACCGCCCTCAGACGTTGCTCTCTGCATGGATGCTGCAATTTCGTCGACAGAGATCGTCCCCTTACTGATTCTGTCGTACAGGGACGCCATAGACTCCCCTGTGCTTTCAGAAATTTCTTGCAGTGGATTAAATCCAGCTTCAATCATCTGTTTGACATCTTCCAACGATACCTTTCCAGCAGAGGACATCTGACCGTAAGCAGTAGCAATTCTGGACATTTTTTCGGCAGAGCCTTGTGAAATATCACCGAGCATCATCATACTGTCCATAGCTTCGTCTGCGCTAAAGCCATAGTTCATTAAGAGCTGTGTAGTATCTGCCAAGTCTGGAAGTTCAAACGGTGTCTCCGCTCCAACTTTCTTTAATTTGTCGATTACTTCCGCAGCCTTTTCTGCGGATCCAGTCATAACCTCAAATGATGTCTGGTAAGACTCTATGGATGCATTGTATTTTACTCCGGCTACAACACCAGCTCCAAGCGCAGCCGTAACAGCACCAACCGCAGCAACTGCCACTCCTGCACCTTTCTTGGCTATTCCACCAAGTTTGGAAATTCCGGAATTAAATCCAGATTCATTTATTTCCGTGTCAAATTTTAATGAGCCATCATAACCCATACTATCCCTCCTATTCTTGGATAGCACAGGCTCATAGGCTCACTTAAGTGCTTTATTTCTTAATTTCTATTTCTTTCTTACAAGTCCGACATTTTACGTAGATACCGTGGCTTTTGGCTGTATTGTCTGCAATAGCAAGTTTGCAGCCGCACACAGGGCATCTAATCCAATCTCGGACTAATATTGGTTCTTTTTTCATGGTCCACCTACATAAAAGCGTCACCGATTTCAAAATCAGTCAATTCTTCCTGTTTTAACTCGATCAGTTTTTTAATTTTCTGGATTCTCTTTTTCTCTTCCGGATCTTTAACTTCGCTCAGATCAATCCCTCTGTACATAATTCTTTTCTTGATCTCATTGTCCTCTGATAATCCATCAAAAAGCATTCGAAATTTCCACCAGTGCAGATATTTAATATCAATCAGGTCGATTCCGTAATCGCGCAAAAATGCTGATAATATATAGGGATAATCGATGGAAAAAGAAAAAAGATTCTTTTGCCTCACTGTTCCGGTTTGACTGACTTCTCCGTCTGAAAAATCAGCACTCATAAAGTCGCATAATGCGTCAATTGCAGGCTGTGATATTTCGATATCGTCAAGGAAATACTCACTCAAAATCAACAGCTTATCCACAGACTTGACATCTTTATCTTTTAACATGTCCAAAAGAGAAATATACTCTCGAAAATCGGTTCTGATTCTCACAGGCTTTCCATTTACAATTACCGATGTCGGGAGTGATTCATAGAAGAGGTTCATCGGTTCTTATTCGCCCCTCTCCTAGCTTTCCTGTTTGGTGTATATTTGTTTACCATACTGTTATATCTGGGCTGCTCGCTGTTCCGTAAATCAAACAGTGAATTGGCGGCCTTAACTCTCATGTCCATGCTGTTTTTCCCTAGAAACATTTTTTCGCTTGTTCCGTCTCCGAATAATCGGTCATAGAAATCATTAAAAACCTTGCATTGCGCCCTCGTAATCTCGGACACTTTTCCAACTTTCGGCACTTTTTCGGATTCCTCAACCATTTTTTCGTAGCAGCCCTCAAATTTTTCCATAAAATCTGCGTCTGTAAAATCGATGTCTGTTTCAAAATTATTAAATTTCCACTGGCTCATTGGCTCACTCTCCTATTCTTTCCTGTGTTTTTTGCCACCTTAAAATCGGCGGCAGCTACTCCCCCATGTAATCTCCCTTGGCGTAAGTAACCGTCTTGCTTGTAAAGTCAGTTTCTGTAACATATCCTTCTTCGATGTCGGACACAGATTTAAGAGATCCGCCATACACAAGCGCATCCGTTCCGTCTCCGTCAGAATCCGGGATGACCGCATAAGTACGCTTTGTTGCGTAGCATTTGTCTCCTTTATCATTTTTTTTGAAAAAGTCAACAACTACAACTTCTACATGTGCGTCATCTCCGAGCTTTTCACCATCGTGGATTGTTGCGATTTTTTCGTGTACCGGGTTATTTGTGTACCGGTCAAATGAATATTCGATTGCCGGAGCGTACCCTACAACGTCCGCGCGCTCCGCGATCTCATCCACGTACTGTCTAGAATACTCTTTCGGGTTTTTCCCGTTTGTCATTGCTGTAAAATTTGTCATTCTTTCGTATTTCGGCGAACTACCCGTTGCATCCGTGTTCATGAATGCCACACGCAAATGTCTGCCGACTAATTTTGGTGCTGCTACTGCCATACTTATACCTCCTGCGTATAAATTAAGCGGCACTCAATACGATACTTTGCGTTTTCACCGTTCATATCGTACAAGTAACCGCTGTTTAAAGTTTCGATTGATATTGGGTTCTTCTTTTCTTCGAGTTTTGGTAGGTTGTCGTTAAAACTCTGCTGTTCCAACCACTCTTCGAAGCTCTGGAAAAATCCACTGTTTTCAATGTTAATTCGCGCGTCTTGGTCATATTCTTCTTGGCTTGTAAATGCGAATTGGAACTGCTTCTTTGCCCCACCGTCCATGTATCTCTGCATGATCGGGTCGCAAGGGAGAGGGTCGATAGAGTACCCCATATCCGTTCCAATGTAGTCCACATTTACACGCCCATCACTTAAAAACGGGCACATGAGGATGTACGATCTGACACTGTCAGTGAGATTTGACATACTTAGCCGCTCCTTTCAGGATAGAGTCTTTGTGGCGGTTTTTCATGCGCTCAAACCATCGTGATTTTTCCTTGTGCTCGTAATACTGTCTACGTGCATAAGGCGCAATCTGGTTGATCTCACCACTGCCAATCACAGTGCCAAGGGTTGCTGACTTAACCAGTACTTCTGTCCGTCTTGGAGTCTCAGGGTTCATACGCCGGATGCATTCAGAGTCCACGAAAGACTGTGCGTTTGCAAAACCGGATTCCATACTTGGCTTAAAGCTGGGATTCCAGTCAAGCCTTGCCGTCACTTTTCCACCTTTTGTTGCTTGCGTATAAATTACACCTCTCGGTGTCTCAATCTTAAATTTCTTCTTTCCTTTTGCCACTACACTCCCACCACCTTAATATGCGGATTACCGCCAAAAGTATTGTAGTTTACAGACGTGACTCTGGTCTTATCCAATCCGTCCAAGTCCTTAATCGTCTGCATGTCAACCTTACAATCGCCTTTTACAAGGTAATCGTCTTTCTTGATTTTCACGCTCGTATCCGGGATTCTGACAGTGTAAGTGTCCGCTTGCTTTAACCCATCTGTCGTGATCTGCGACTTTTCATTTTTGTACCACCACACTTCCGGGATATATTCCCGTTCCCATTGATCCAGTCTTGTTTCCGGATCATACTGTCTGTGGTATATCGTAGCATCTGTATTGGTCAGCATTCTTCCACCCCCGCATAGAGCAGACCTGTCGGTTCCAAGTATAGTTCCGCCGCCTGACACGCTTTCCGACACGACAATTCTTCTGATGTCTCATCAGCTGATTTTTCTTGTACATAGCTTACGGAATATCCATCAGTACTCTCCGATGCGATCTGTCTACCACTGTTATTTTCTCGGCTTTTTTCATCCGAAATCAGTACGTCACAAACTGCACATACAGCAAGTTTCACCTCTTCCATTTCCGTGCAGTTGTCCGCACGCCCAAAGGTAATCCTCCGAACGTGGGCACTTGCTTTCACGATCTGCCTTTGAAATTCTTCTTCTGTGGCTTTTCCCTTATACTCCGTCATATAGAAGTTATAGTCCGCATACAAATTCATTCAGATCAACTCCTGCTCCGTAGCAGTATGTACATAGATAGCCACTTTCTCGTTGTCTTTCGCCTCTGCGATACCTACGGTACGATATCCGAACTTCCAAGCATCTGCATCCTGGTTCTGATCCGGTGTGATGATCTTAGATACAGCGTGCTTCTGATTCTGGATTACTGCATTCTTGTCAACAATCAAGAAATCAATCTTCTTACCGCCTGTTGTTGTAAAGCCGCCGTCTCCAGATGCTGTCAACGTGACTTTGTCGAAAAATCTTCCCTCAGGAACTTCAATCACTCCAGCCCAGCCTTCCAGAACTTTCTTGGATGCCGTTGTATCAAGGTCCTCAATATCCCCTTTGAGTGCGGCAGAGATATACAGATAACAGGTTTCCGGCTTTGCCTCCGCATTTTTAATAGCAGTCTTGCCTTTTCTAATTGCTGCAATTCCGGCTTTCGCATCTGCAATCGCTGCTGCCACTTTATTAGCAGATGGTGCGTATCCTGCATAAGACGCAAGTCTCCAAGCGTCAAGCTCCGGAACAACCTGTGTTCTCAAAAATTCTCCGGAAAGACGTCCGAAGGCAATACCTGCAGACTCGATATTGTCCATAGCGTCCACGGTGAACATACGGCCTCGATCATAAGTACATTTCTTAGTCTCGTATTCAAGTGTAACGTCACCTGCAACATATCCTGTCTGCTTATTGTAATTTGCAAGACCGGACATCGTCATTTTCGGAATCAAAATTTCATTTGCGTTTGCACCCTCTTTTACAAGTTCGTTTGGACCGTCTAATACGGCTGTAAGGGATGCCAGTTTATAAACCTCATCAAGCATAGTAGAATATGCTTTTCTTAATGCAATTGTATTTGCCATATCTTTTTACCTCTTTCTTTCTAAAAATTATTTTTCTGCCGGAAGTCCCATAGCCGCTCTGATTGCTGACAGATTATCTCCACCAACATCGGCACCGCCTCCTGTTGCTCCGACTGCGTTCATGAATGGTTCATTAGAACCAAATAAATAAGCATCAGATTCCTTTACGGTTTCCAATGCTTTCTTAATGTCCTCAGACTGGTTTTTCGATTCTTTCAAAGCGTCCATATCAAGCATAGCCATGACCGCTTTTTCGTTGCGACCGCCGGCTGTCTTGATCGCTTCTTTGATCGTGTCGGAAAAGATGCGATCCGCTTCTTTTGCGGCATACTCGACATCTTTGTCTTTCAGCTGCTGATTCAGCTTATCAATTTCTCCCTGCATAGCTGTTGGGTCAACATCTTTAAACTTTTCCAAAGATTCCGTTGTGGTCTCAAGCTGACTCTTATAATTGTCACGCTCCCCCTCTGCTTTGGTAGTCTTTGCCTTTTCAGCGGCAATGTCTTTCCCGTTCTCTGCCATGATTTTATCAATGACATCCTGCTCCAATCCAAGTCCTTTTAAAAATTCTGTTTTCATGTTTCCATTCTCCTTTCGCATTAGGTTGTTTAAGGTGTGTAACCATCCACCACGAATTGACTGTTTAAGGTCTCATCTACTGACCAAAAAGGCATAAAAATAACACATATCTCTATGTGCTAATGTCTTACTTATTCGATTTTACAGTAACGCCTGCACCTGCTCTTTCAAGCTCTCCGGTACATCATCAATTGTCAAGTGTCCGCCTTTGATTCTGTTTGCCAAAAACTGTGCCATAATTTACACCCCCATTTTCATTGTTGCTAAAATCAGCTCCTGCACCGCCTGATCTGTGACTTCCTGCGCCGCCTGCGTTGCTTTCAAGTCTTTCTGCAATTTCCCGTAGGCGCTCATACCGTCATCCACTGCTTCATATTCTTTGATTACGTTTTCTTCTGTCTCTGTGTATCCAACAAAGACAAGATTGCTGAATCCCTCTGGTTTCTCTTCCTTGAGTGGTTTGTAGCCCTCCTTTTTGATGGAGCTGATTCTCACAGTTCCGTTTTCCATTATTTTTGCATAGTTCATGTTTAAATCTCCTTTCGGTATGTTACTTTAATATCGGGGTCAAGCTCCCCTCCGTCCGCTGTGATGACTGTGGTAGGGTAGTAGGTTTTTAATGCTCGGATAGCGTTTTGTTCGGATTGTGGTAGGGGAACGAATTCGGGGTTCGTAGTTTCGTAAGCGATTTTTAACGGATTTTCTACGAGCCACGTTTTAAATTCTTGGACGGTTGTAACATTTTCGTTCGGTGCTGAAAAAAATTTAACTCCACTATTCCAATTACAACAGATTCCGAATTCTGCTTTTGTGTACGACACTGCTATGGCTCTATATCTGTCTACATAAATATCGCCATTTCCGATTCCATTCGGTACATCTGTAAAAACAACCGAAAAATGCTGAACTTCTCCTTGTTTCCCACCCAGGGTTATATTACTAGATTGTCCATCAAAACCGTCAATTATCTTGCTCTTATACAACCACCCAATCTGTCCATCCTGCTCAACAAGTTTGTCCCACTTTGTAATAGGACGGTCGGAAGTTAAAACAACCGACTCTTTCTCAGTATACGGAGAACTTATATCAACTTTTTTAATAAAGTCATATGCAACATAAGCATTATCGGTATTAAGAATGTTAGCATTAACTCCTTGGTACAAAAATAATCCATCTACGGTCACAGTGAATGTATAACCTCTATATAATGAGTTCGGCAATCTACAGATACCGCTTACAACGCCAGTGCTGCTAATCGGATATCCTCTGGAATTATAATAAGCATAAAGTTGTCCAGAATTAGCAAATGTTCTTTCTTCATTCAATATACATACATTCACAACAGCAGATTTTACATCAACATAAATTCTATACGTTTTACCTTTTTCTAATGGAAGAGGTCTTATTTTGTCGGCATATGAACCTTTTTGCAAATAGCCACAGTTACTTACCTTCACATCCACTTCATACTTCTGCTTCTCATCATTCCACTTTCCGACACTCTTGATTTCCTGCGGATATTCTGGGCTTGGGGATGGTTTACCGCCTGTATAGGGTTCGTAGGAATCCAACTCAGTCTCCTCCCTAATCATCGGTAGAATTTCTAGCGGGTTTTCTGTTTCTATTCTGACCTCAATAGTTTCTTCTTTATCAATTTTAAAATTAAACTTGTTAGTAGCAGTCCATCCATTCGTAATGTTGCTTTTGTCTTCGTGTAATATATACAAGTTCTTTGACGTTTTTGAGCTATATACATAGTTTCCAATCTGCAATTTGAGATTTGTCTTGCTTTTTCCCTCTGCATAGATCGAAAATTTGTCCGGAAGCAAATTCTTCCCAGTAGTCTGCACCTACTCCGTCTTCCCACCAAGCTCCAACCTTTCAAGCGGAGCATCCAAGCTGTTCGGAAGTACCAACATCCCTGCCCCCTCTAGCTCTACCCTGTCATAATTAGGTGGCTGCGGAGTGGAGACTCCTAAAGGGCAGATCATATCCACTCCTATGATTCCTGTTCCGTCTACCATTTTAAGCATTGTACTTCTACTCCTTTTTCGCTGGTTGCTGTGGGGATGATTTGGACGGTGCTACTCTTTCCACCGCCGTAAGAACCGTACTGCAATCGCTGTGCGGTCTGCGCCGGAATCAATACGCTCTGCTCTTTTGTCGCGTCCCTTTCCAGAGATGCGTAGATATCTCCGTCCGTGAAATTCTTGACCAGAAATTCTGATGATGCTATCTCAAATTCAAAAATCAATGTTGCTTCCGCTGTCGGTTGTCTGATTACTTTTACTTTACTCATTTCTGCCTCCTAAATCGTTTTGGTACGGGTGCCACTCTGCCGCGCATATCGTAATAGATGCGCTCACGCTCTTGATGCAGCCCCATTCGTTTACAAAATCTGGTGTACTCCCCGAGTTGTCCTTGATACTTTGCTTTCGCGATTATTACATCATCTGGGTCAGCTCCACCTTGTTTTAGTAGCACAGCCTTTTCTCTCTGCGCCCTCATAGCAGTTTCCATTTTCCGCTGTTGCTGTTTGGCTTCGTATAAGGTGTATTCCTTGCCGTTAAATGTCTTAGGTATACTTTCCTCGCGGTTCTGCTCTGCAAGCCAAGAATCAGACCAATTCCGCTCTGACACGCCCTTTACAAAAGGATAATACTCATGGTAACAGTTTGCTCCAAGCAATCCAGCGACTGTTCCAAGACCGCACACCGTAACAAGTTCTTTTTTACTCCACACCTTACCTTGCCAGACGGCGTGTGATGGTCTTGCTCCGGCGTGCCACGCAATCTCAAAATGTTCTGTTCCTAACTTCTCGGCGTTCATTTCCGTGATTCTCCCAGTAAGCTGTGATGCTCCTGTCATAACCGCTCTCCTTGCCGCCACGTCTACCCTGCTATGCCACCCAGAAGCGTAATCAATGCTCCTGAGTCCGCTATTTGTGAGCTGAGTAACCACCTTGCGTATCATGGTATTGTAATCAAATGCTCCGTAAACAACGCCTGTGATAGCCTTATCAAGATATCCTTGGTAGATGTCGGATAATGGAGTCATAACAAGCCTACCGCCTCCGTAATCCACATAAAATCCCATGGACTTTGTGACGTTCCGCAGATCATCATTGCTCTGCTGGATGAATCCATCTGCAAGCTGTTGCAACTCCTTATTATCCTCGTAGGGGATATATTCCGCATTGACCTGTTCGTAGATATCTTTGTTGCGGACATATTCCCAGTCGATAACCTTGTCGTACAATTCAAACACTTCCGGATATGACAGGTTCAGCGTGGTTTTTACCAACTTTTCGATGTCCTCAGAAGAGTACCCGATGATCTGTAACCGGTTAATCTGCCAGTCTGCCGTGCTTGTAATTTTTCCGGCTTTTTTGATTCTGCGAACAATGTCCTCCAAAATCATCTGCTCCAAATCCAGAAAATGCTTCTCAATCTGTCCGGATAGTTGTTTCTTGTAGTCCTCTCTCAATTAGATCACTTCTCCATCTAAGATTTTTCTTGCTTCGTCTTTTTCGATTCCAATTGCTGTTGCAATCAAATTAACCGCCTGTCCTTCTGTCAGCTCTCCGGCTGTGTATTGAGACATAATAGCAATAAGACTCTGTGTTTGAGCACCATTTAATGTTTTACTTTGTACTTGTGCCCCCCCCCTAAGTCTGAAAACATCTGATCGTCCATGACTTGGTTCTGTTCCGGCAACATCTTTTTCGCTGTGGTTTCATCTTCGTTGTACCATTTCATGCGGTATTCCAGATGCGACATCACGCCCATACTCACATCTTGCCTGTCCTGCTGGCGTTCTGTTTCCTCATCGGTTAGAATGGAATCGTTGAATTTACACGAGAACTCATATCCCGAATTAAGCATGCTGTTGTAAAATGCAAGTCCGGCAACGAAATCCTCTAAGCAATCGTATAAGTTATTCTGGATTGCCGTTACTCGGTTGTACTTCCTGTTCTTTGATGCTTTAATTTCCGTGGCTGTCTTTGCTACTTCCTGCGCATCTGACAGGTCACCATAGGCAAGTCCTACGGAAAATTCAATCTCACGCTTGTATTCCTCCAATCCGCGTTTAAAGGCTTCATCCCTCATTTCTGGGGAGTATTCCTTTAATAGTTCTTGGTCTTTCCCGGCATCCAGATTCATTCCTCGATACAATTTGTTTTTGAGTTTTGGCAGTCCAAGTTTTCCGGTTGCCTTGTCTTGTTTAAGTGCTCTATTATCCACATGGATAGCACGCTCTCCCGATTCGTATTCCCAGTCGAGCCTTGCGCCCTGCGTGTCCGCTTTTCGAATCAACTCCGCAGCCGACTCATACACTGATACACCACATGCGGAACCATCTATTTTATTTTTGATTGGATTACGGTAATATCCAAAGTCCATTCGATTCATGCCGGGGTATGTAATCGGTCCAGGTAGGATATTCTCCCATTCTTCCACCGCTTCTAGGCTGCATGGGAGACCGATATCATTCGCTGTCTGGGAGTGGAAGCACTTGTTTTCTATAGTCAGATTTCCGTCCGTGAAATAGTGCCGTTCAAGCCTCGTGAGATAATCAGCGTCCCCAACCTTTTTCACGGTCAGAAACGCAATATCATTCGGCTTTCCATCATCCCCGAAACTGATCGGGATAATCTTGTCGGCCGAGATAAATTCAGCGGTCGATTCTCCTAGCGGCTTCAGGACAAATGATCCAAGCGCAAGCCCTTCCTGTAGATTCTCATTCAGACTCGCGATATTCTTCTGATAAATCTTGTCCAGACGCTCGTTTGTCACACTTGTTTCCATTTCCACAAGTGCACAATCCGCAAACTCTCGGCAGATTCCATCTTCAATCCCAAGCGAAACGATACTGTCAGAAATCCATTCTGCATCACCATTTAACATCTGTCTCCATCTGTTGATTGCATATATCATGTCGTTGGATAGTGCGATATCCTTGCCGATGATCTGTTTTAATGTCGTGTGCCCAAACATCCTCATGATTCCTTTCCATAGTCTCTTAATTCCATTAAACATCTTCCACCTCTTCAATTAGGTATTTCATATCACGTTCAATCGTGTATTCAAATGCATCCAGGCTGTCAATATCAGTGCTGCCGTCATCCAAACGTTCGTCTTTCCCAACAGCTTCTTTATTCCAAACTGCATCCGAAAAAGCAGTTTGCAGAGATTCGCAGTCTTTCGTAACAAAAAACCGCCCAGCCCCCATGAGCTTGACGGTGCATCTGATTCTGTCGTTGATTGGTCTTTTCTTTGCCGGTTTGACAGCGATCCACGGATATTCTTTTTCTACGGCGTTTCGGATGGAATTACCAAGTACTGTCTCCGCATTGTCCCAGAATACGGATTCTACGTTGCAATACTGCACGTAATCTCCACTTCTCACGCACACCGAGTATTCATCCATTACTTCCCGGATAAATTCGCAGAATAACTCATTCAGTCGATTGCTGTCGATGTCTTCTTTTTCATCTTTCGCCGTGATTCTACGTGATTTTAGCGCAATTACATCTCTGTAATTATCCGTATACCCTCTGGCAACGAATGAATGACCGGATTGATTGCCACCAAAGTCCAATCCAATCTCGATTGATGTGATATCCTCTTTTCGGAATTGCTTATACTCTGATTCCTGCGAGATATTATCCACGATTTCGCACCGGAACGCTTCTGGATTGTCTGCAAACCGCTTGTAAATCGATCCGTCAGCTCTTTTCCATAGGCCAAGAATAAGACGGTCATAGTAGATTGTCCCCTCGTACTCTTTGCAGAGATCCTCAACAAATCCAGGATTTAGAAATGGATTATCAAATATGGTGTACTTTTGTAGATATATATCTAGCTCCACATTGTCTATAAACTCTTTCAACCAATGTGTGGGGTGTTCCGGGTTACAAGCCCCATCAAAGCAGGAATACGGTTTATCAAGACGGGATTTTAACATCTGGAAGACTTCTTTGTTCCACTTTGCAATCTCATCCCCGTAACAATACTTGATGGACGCTCCCTGTATCTTTGCGACTTGACTGACCTTTTCCGCGCCGAGACAATAGACATCCTCGCCGCATACTCTGGCAACATTCCGATTGTTAATGTTCCCGATCAGATCACTGGTATAGATTTCCCTCATCGGTTGGAGTACGTTTCTCTCGATAGATTCTTTAGAGACTCCCATGATTACATTTAATCCTGGGAGTCCAGCTCTATCTCGGATTCTTTTCGGAACAATATAAGCAGTATCTACAAAAGACTTTCCGGAACGTACCGCACCGGATTTAATATTCCATCTGTGCGTAGCGTTAATTATGTACTCATTCTGTTTCTTGCTTAGCTGCATTGTCACGCAATCCTTTCAAAATTTCATCCAGCTTCTCAATCGCTGTCCTATCTTCATATTCCTGCTTATCTCTCCACTTGTCCGGTTTCCGGTTCTTGAGCCAGAATATCTGAGCTGTAATGTTTCCGTTTATTGCATTCTCGAATAGAGCATTCTCAACTTGTCTGTCCGCTACGTCTTTACTTCTTTTTAGGGACTTGGAAATCTTGGGGTATTTCTTTTTCCATTCGTACAAAGTAGCTGGATTTATCCCCATATTTCGTGCGATCTGCTCGTCTGTCAGACCGTCTCTCGCCCATCCCTCTATCTTTAGCAAGCCTTCCGGCTCTATCCACTCTTGATATTTACCTTTTGCCATCCGACTCACCACCTTTAAAACATAATAAAAGCACCCATCTCTGGATGCTAAGAATTTAGGACTACTGCATGAAAGAATTATAATGCCAACAAAACACACAACTGAAATCTATAAGAAAGGAGGAACCTTGCAGTAGTCCACAACGGGTATAGCAGGACTCGAACCTGCGACACATCGGTTAACAGCCGATTGCTCTACCAACTGAGCTATACACCCGTAGGATGCCTTTTATTGACATCCTTAACCCTATCCGCACTCGGGTACTGACACTAAATATAGATTACTGAATCTATTTTTGTTTGTTTTGCAGATCTGCGGATATCTGCGTTTTGGTACCATTGCAATGTAAGTCCGGTGTGCACTCCCAGAACAGACCTCAGCTGTGCAGCCTGCATCTTACATCACGAAGTCGTGTACAGGAGTCGAACCTGTCTACCCTACGTTTGTCACGACATAAGAAAAGCACCTATACCACATGGCAAGGCGCTCTTCCTCTTTATATAACTAGAGAATTAGTAAACATTTTTTTGAATCCCAAGAACACGCATAATCGCATCCTGTAGGACTTTTGAATAATTGATTCCCGCTTTTTCAGCTTCTACATTCAGCCAGTATGGAATCGTGCAGTTTTTCTTCACTGCCTTATTATCTACCTTTTTTCTGTATTCCACGAAATCAACGTCTACTAATGTAACAATGTCATCTTTATCCGCTTTTATTTCTACTGAATTTGGTTCTGGAATTTCTTTTTCGCAATCCAAATATTCAATACCCATCAATCCTATTGCGTCTCGTGCCATTTCCATAGCATCCGCAATATCCTCCCCCTGTGTCGCAATGTCAAAATCTGGGATTTCTACATAAAATCCATCGGATTCTTTTGAAATTACGATTGGATACGCCTTTCTCCTATACATTTTCTTTCCTCCTACGCATTAACTTTTCCTATACCATGTCTTACTTGAAAATTGTTTTTAGTTACACATATCGAGAAGTTGGGGCTATTTCAACCCCAGCTTCTTGATAATGTTCCTTGCTAGTCTTTCGTTAATATCTGGATGTCTCGGAATTGGCTCCATCCGATCACCATCGGTATATATATCATGATTTGCACCATTTCTCTTTATATACCACCCATTTTTCTCTAGCATCTTTACTAATTCTCTTCTTTTCAAGACTCACGCTCCTTTTCTGTTTATACGTATATTATACGCATTGTATATTGTTTTGTCAATACTTTTATGCGTATTTTGTGCGTATAATTTTAAGGATACACAAAACACCGCCAGACAAGAAAGGGGAGAAGTCCGGCGGTGTTTCGAATGTTTAGAAAGATTGTTCCAGAACAATATATAATCGTTCTAGAATAATTATAGCATACTATTTTTGTGAAAAGTGTGAAAGTTTGAGATAATCACTTATTTTTTTCGACACGTAACTTCTGTCAATATTTACTATCTCCGCAACTTCATCCTGTTTCTTGCCTTCAATAAACGATAACTCGAATATCTCCTTAATCTCCGGATCATCAATCCCATTTATGTAGTCCTCAACTTCTTTCTGCTCTTTCAGAATCAGAAGTCTATCAGCTTCTTTCCTTCTGATCTGCCGTCTTACATTCTCTTCTTCGTAAGGATCATACATTTGTACAGATGTCCGTACTTCCGTATATGGAAAATCTGTACTTGATCCAGTTACTTTTCCCATGACCACGGTTGACTCCCGTTCACATAATTCCTGTATTTGCTCCTCAATCCGGATAAGTCTATCTTTGTTTGGCTTATACTTTTTCAGTGTTTTCTTGTCCACCTCAATCACCTCCCGGAATTGGCTTTTTGATGTTGTACTTGCTTGCTATGTATTCCAGAGTGTCCGTATTTGTTCTGTCAGTCCTTTTAAAATCACAGGCAAAGGCTTTATGCCCCTGTTGCTTTAAAGCTGTCTCACAGGGCTTTCTCGTTGCCATCTTGTGTGCTTCTATCTTTCTCACGGTGTCTGCTGTCTCCCTTCTGCGCTTCATAGTCTCTCTGGTCATGCCGTCACCTCCATATCTTCTCAGCCGCCCATTCAGCAAATACTACAAGCAGTATAAGCAGGAACATCGCTGCAGCTAAATAATCTGCCTTTTCCAAGTCAACTTCTTCCAATCCTGTCTCTTTAAATGCTATGATTGCCCCCAGCCCCAGGATATAGTACAGGGCTAGGAATGCGATTGTAATTAAAATGTCCATGTCATACCTCCTTGTATGGTTCTATCTGTTCTTTCGGCATCCACGCTGTCACGACATCGTACACAATTTCCTTATTTGTTCCAAATTCTTTGTCGCAAGCATTGAACGAACCTTCCTCATCATAAAATTTCCACATACCCACTCTATCTATGTATCCATCATACACAGCGTATTCTTCTGAATGGTATGTCTTTTCTTCTTCTGGGACCCAATCTGAATAATAGTCTCCAATCCATTCAGATGAGTGTACAGTAACTTTTACCATCTTCCCGACTTCCGGCAATTTCTCACTTACCGGAATCCAACCGTTTTTACTAGGGACATTTTTGTCATTAGCCAACTCTAAATACTTCTTCATTTTATGAATTGCTTGCACTATCACGCCATCATCGCAATTGCATATACCACTTTCCACGCTACAACAAGCACCCTCACATTGATTAAAGCATTTTTCATTTTCTTCTATTAGTTCTTTGATCGCTGCAATTTCTTTTTCTTCCAAGATCTTCTCTAGTACGTTCATTCTTTTGCCTCCACTTCATTATCGTATTTCATGCACTTTCCATCCTTGTACGCTACACATTTTTCTTTGATACACGGATGCAACACTGGTCTAACAAAATCGCCGTTGCCAATAAGCATTGCTTTTACCTCTTCTTTTCCAGTTAAATCAGGGCAAAATAAAATCATTCTTCCTCACTCCAATCTATTCTCTGACCGCAATTCGGGCAATAAAAATGTTCATAACCTTTTTCGCAAATATATTCACTTTTGCACGTAGGGCATTTAAAGTTAATGTCACCAAGTATGTAGTCCATTATATTCGGCTTCTTTGCCGTATCTCGTTCTTTCAGCTCATGCATCTCACACATCAACTTCGCGCACTGGCTGTTTGCAAAATCATTCACCTTGTTATACTGGTTCAAAATATCGCACACAAACCGCCCCATCTTACACTCTGCGTATTTATCTTCCAGTGCTTCACCACTTAAATGATCTGGATGCTTGCACAGGTTGTCGCAGATATGCTCCATCATTTCTGTGGTGATCCCATCCATCCATGTTTCTTCTGTTTTTGGCATTAGTCATTCCTCCTACTACGCAAACCTAATTTGCTGCTCATCCTCATATATTTCTATGTTCGGCACCCTATTCCCGATTTTTAAATACGGGCAGTTTGCTTCTACCAGTTTCTGTGCCATAATTGGCACTACACTGTTTCCGATTCTAGCCACTTGTTTTGCGATCGGATATCTCCTGTATTTGTAATCCCTGTCAATAATGTAATCATCCGGAAATCCCTGCATTAATTTAAGTTCTTCCGGTTTTAACATTCTTAGGAAAATATCCTTCATGACATACTTTTCGCCTTCGATATCCAGAATCACATTTACTAGTCCAAAACGATCTTTTGTAGTAATCGTTGCAAGCGGATTTGAAAGTTCTTGTCCTCCGCCAGTTCCGTAATACTTAATTAAAAACGCAGATATCAATCCAAAATGTCCAGGTGATGTTGTGATTGTGTGTAAAGGTTCGTTGCATCCCTGTCCGATTCCACTTTTATAAAATTTTGTAATAAAAGCTGTCACCAGCCCGTACCTGTTTGATGTGTCGATTGTTTTAATTGGTTCTGTCAGCAACTGTCCTCTTGATTCTCCAATTTTTGTTTCTCCGTGATATTGAATCATAAATGCAACAGCATCTTTATTTCTCACGATATAGGGAGATGGATTGTCTATTACATATTTTCTGATTCCATTTGCAATCCTTTTCATCGTTGCATCTGCCAACGGTTTTGGTCTATCAAATATCGTTTTCCCTAAATCAGACCAATCGATATATGCCCCGCATTCCTGCCATTTCGGATCTCTGGATTTAAAATTCGTCTTTTCTGGCCACACGATGTCTTTTCCGTCTCTTCGAAATATTGCATACCAGCGCTTTCTTGTAGTTGGCGCGCCATAGTCTGCCGCAATAAGCTCCCGGCAGTCGAATATATACCCGAGACTCTTCATTGCCGTAATGAACTTCTTATAATCTTCCCCACGCCGTTCCTTAATCGGATGCCCGTTTTCATCCAGCGGTCCCCATTGCTGAATCTCTTCCACGTTTTCCATGATAATCACATCTGGGAGAATTGCTTTTGCGTGTTTGTATACCGCCCAAGGCAAAATCCGAAGTCCTTTTTCCCTCGGCTTCCCGCCTTTTGCCTTGCTGTGGCTGGTACAATCAGGACTCGCCCACATTAAAGCAACTCGCTTTCCTTTCACATATTTCTTCAAATCTACCCTGAAGATATCTTCTGTGAGATGCAATGTTTTCGGGTGGTTTGTCTTGTGCATCAAAATTGCATCCGGATCGTGATTGATTGCAATATCTACTTGTCTTCCAAGTGCCATTTCTATTCCTACGCTCGCTCCACCTCCTCCGGCGAAGCAATCTATAATCAAATTTTCCATTTTCTCAGAAGCCCGGTATACCCTTGCCCCGGCCGGAGGCTGGCTCCTTTCTATTTTCGTTTATTTTTCATAGCTTACTGTAAATACCTTCGCATCAATACCCTGTTTGGATTTGCTATCGATCGATTGAGCCTACAACTAGTCCGCACCCAGTCCTCGTGAAACTCCATGTAATTTGCAATGTTGCCAAAGATATCCTTGACCGAAGCTTCCTGTTTCTTTGACTCAGGCATCATATCGTTATCCTTCAGGAAGTTTTTAAACGTTTCAATGCTCGCATCTATTCCGCTCTCTTCGCTTATTGCTGCATAGATGTTCTGGATCGTAAGTCCGTATTCGATCATGTACTTAATTTCTCCCTTGTACGGTTCGTATTGTTTTCTTTTATTTTCCATCTTTCTTAACCACATCCTCTTGTTTGCTATTACCCTCTTTTTCACTTCTTTTCCGGTAATATCCTCAAGCACTCTGCAGATATGCTCATCCGTGCATCCGAGTTTTATCATCTCTTCGATTTGGAACTGGTACGGATCAAGAAAGTGTGCTGGTCTACTCATTTTCCTCTCACCCTTTTCTTTCTCTTGCGCTTGGAGCTAACTTTTGTGTAAAAATCCATGTTTCCGTGTCTTTTCTTGCAAATCTTAAACCCATATCTTTTCATGTTCATGCCTGTTCACCCTTTAAGCTCCACCATGCTTTCACATTCTTTCCGTACCCTGTAGTCTGGATTCTTACTCCAAGTTCCGCTTTTGCTTTCATAACATCTGACCGTTTGATTCCCGCTGCATCTGACTCCATGAGCAGTTTCGCCCCGTCATAGCGTCCACCTTCCATCTTGTCTTGCAGCCACTCTAAAGCTTTGTCGTAGTCGGTCTTTGACATCGTATTGACCTTGTCCTTGATCTTTTCCAATTGGACGGTATTGGTGTTCAGCTTGTTCCAGATTTTCTCAAAATTCTCCTGCATGATTCTGCGATTCTCTAAAATCTCATCCCGGATGACTGTAAGTGCCTGTGCTGCGGTCATGCCTTTCTTTTCCGGCTCTTTTACCAGACTTCCCGGTTCAAGTCCGAGAAGTAAACACATGGTTCTTTCAAAATCTTCTGTCTGTTCCGGGTTCTTCGCCATATTACAGACAAAAGACTTGCTTCTCCCGAGTTCCGCCGAGAATTTCTCTTTCGTCTTGCCCTGCTTCTCCAATTCCTTGCAGAGCAGAGCGTAGTTTATTGTTACTTTCTTCGGTTCCATAGTTCCTCCTAACTAAAGCTTGCTTCTGGCTCTTCCTCTGGACATATTTCTCCATCTGCTTCCATTTCGTTTATGATGATTTTCGTTCCCGCTCTTTGCAATCTCAGCAACAGCATGTCAAATTCCCCAAGGTATCTCAACGACTTAATGTCTACACATCCCAAACTGTCAAGTGTATACTCTTTCTCAAAATCCCATTTCGATATCGGAATTTCCATATTCAACCCTTCATCGTGTTCGTTTTCGAAAATGATTACCGCCCTATGCATGGAGCTCCAAGTAGATCTTTCACACTCTTCTATTCGCATCTCGCAACTGACCGATTCGTAGCATGGTCCATCGTCAAACTCCACTTCCAGACCAGTTGTGCTGATCTTCTTTTCGCACATTGCAATCCATGCATCAAACAGATCAGTGACTTTCATTTCTTTTTCTTCCTGCTTGATTGATAATTCCTTAAAATTTTCTAGAATCTTTTTATTCTCAATGCAAGCATCGGAATTTACGATTTCTGTAAGCACCGTATCCAACTTTGGAAGGTATTCCGAAAAATCATACTTCTCTATGTACGGCACCATGACATCGTTTATCTTTTTCTTCAGTGCCTTTTCCGCATCTCCCCATCTAAACGCTGATCCTATTGCCGATTCTATCGATTCCTTAAATTTCTTTTTGAGTATTTCCTTTACTTCTTCCTCGGAGAGACACTCCTGTGCCATTTTTAATAATTCTTCTTTCATTTTGTTCCTCCTTAATTCGAATTCAACAGCTGCTCTTCCAGAGAGTCCATGTCGTATTCTCTGCGCTCAAAGTTGTTTAGATTTCTGCTTACTGGCGGTTTTGCTGGCATTTTTTCCGTCTGCTCTTGGTTAAGATAAACATCGAAATTACTGCCGAACAGGGTTTTTGGTCTTAGATATATCCTCATATCCTTAATGCCGCGCTGTAATTCCTCTTTTGTCGGCTTTCTGCCCCACTCATGGTATTTTTTATCAATCACCGTCTTAAAGTCATCCAGAGTGTATCCTTCATTGAATCTGGCTTTTATTTCCTTCTGGTTACTCTTAACATCCCACCTTAGTTTCTTGCCTGTCTTTTCATTCAGGTAAGTTATGATCTCTTTGTACGGGACATATATATTATTATCTTTTTCTTTATCTTCTTCTTTATCTATATCTGAAACAGCGACGTCAGACGTTCTTTCAGACGACTTGTCAGACGATTTTTCGATCAAAGCTCTTTGTTTGGCTCTTCTTTCCTCTTGGTACAGCCTGTCACGCTCTTTTTTCCGTTCATAAGCATCCAATGTCTGGTGCTTATTCCAGTTCGGGATCGTGATTATTCCCTCCACTATCTCAATCATTTTAAATTGCTCAAACGCATTCAAAGCCAACTTTACAGTGGATTCATTCATTCTAAAGATTGTTGCCAGCATCTTGTCTGTGTAGGGAATCTTGTCATTCATCAGGAATACACCACCGTTATTCTTTTTCCCGGCAAGACATAGCAACTTGAACCAGACTGTTATAATTGCATAAGCATCCGGTAAACTCTCTATCAGCAATATCTTTTCATCATCAAAGATATCCGTTGCTATCTTGATCCACTTCACCTCTGCCATTACTCATCCTCCGCAATATAGACCACCACGCAAGGTGTATCCGAGTACACTTTTTCAATCTCCAGACTGGTTACCTGCTTATCATCCGTATATGCGACTCCATTCAGGCCATCCAGAATGATTTTTGCAATGTTGTCTAAGTCAGGCTTCTTATTCGGCTTCATTTCTCCTTTTAAAGCCCTATCCTTATTCTTCTTAGACCAGCTCTCTGGAATCGGAAATTTCGCTAAAATTCGAACTCTCAGAGGGATGTCCGTGTAAAGCACGCCTATACTCTGCTTGTAAATCCTTGCAACTTCCTTTTCGTATTTTTTGCTTTCGTCTGGCGTATATGTAATGACTTTAAATCCGGCTCTGCGGAATCTCGGTCTTGCTTTTCCAACCGGTTTGCCCGGAATTGTAATTACCATTTATTCTCCTTTCTGCTCCCGGAATTACCGGGAGACAATGAATCTGGCTTACTTAAGGTATTTGTGACGTACTGTGCAGCAGCCATGAACGGGTTACAATTTATAGCGAAAGGTTACCCTTTGCTAACATAGTGAAATTCTTGTCGGAACTGCTCTTCTGTTCCGTAGTGCTGCAAATAATACTCTTTGCAGCGTTTTCTTAAGTATCGGTCAACTTTTGATGCATTCTCCCCTGCCCTTGTTCCGTTTGGATGCAGGTCTGGTCTCAATGGAGCGATAAAACCATAATCCTCCGAAAGTTCAATTTCTTTCGATGTGTGACTAAAAACATGATGCCTCTCCACTCCGTAAACTCCGGTGTACATGCAGTGATCCATATCCTCTGTGAATATGCTCCACAGCTTCTTTGGTCTGCCGGACGTCCTCTGATGACCTTTTTTCTTTTTCTTGCGCTTCGGCTTAGGGAATGCCATGTTACTGTAATCAATGCTCACAGTTCAATCCCCCATTTTTGTCTAAGCTCTTCTTTTTCATCTGGGGTCAAAAGGTCTGCATCTGGTATTCCAACCTCTCTGCAATCTTCCAACACGCCTTTGATGAGTCTGCTCATTTCTTTTGTGTTATACTTGCTTGACCCTTTGTAGCATTGCAGAGTGTGTAATGTTTCAGTTCTCCCTTTTAGGTCTTTTACTTCCTGTGCTCCACGATCTATCACAATCCGGAACACTGACTGTGCCAGATAGATGTCTTTTTCCCGGAGCGGTATGTACTCAAAAGCACCGTGGGATTTTAATTCATTTAGGTACGCTTGCCACCTAGTGATGTCCAACTTTTCCGCTAATTTATCGAGTAACACCCACAAATAAGAGTTCGCGTCAAGGCTTCTCTTTGCTCTGTACGGCTTTATTTCAAGCGTTAATTTCTCATAATCTTTCAGTTCATCGTAGGCTTGTCGGAAGTCCTCTATAGGCTCGAATAGAATGGTCAGCTTTCCACTGTGATAATCTGCGACAGGTTCTTTCAATCTTCCTGTAAACCTCATTATTCTTCTCCCATATTTCTCATAAGCTTTTTAAATTGCTCCACTGTCAGTTCTCGCAAACCAGACACATTATAAACCCGACACACATTCGCTATTGTCTGCTTATGCTTAGGAATGCAAATTTCCAGTGTTTTTACCTGTGATTCGGTCACATAGTTTTTGAGAGATTCTTCTTGATTAGCAGGATTATAATTTCCGGCATTTCTACCAAGCGAAAATACTACTTTTCCGGTTTTCTCATTTTCGATTTTCAGGGCATCTATGTTCCTTTCTTTGTCATAACCAACATAGCTTACTCGAAAACGATCATAACAAGTGCTTCCATTACCATTCTGTTTCGCGGAAATTTCGCATTTATCGGATGGGATCCAAATAAACGGAGCGGTATATAACTCTCTTCCGATTCCCCAGTTAAAGCAAGCTCTCTTAAAGCTGTCGGATGCAAGACCTTTCTGTTTTTCAGTAAAGCTTTCCGTTCCTGTATCTTCTTTGGAAACCCAGATACCTTTATCATCATCCCATATACTCACGGTGCAGTTTGCGTTGTCTCTGCTATGTTCTCTTTTCCAATTTAACTTTCCAACAGTTTCATCCAAGATATTCATATCGCACCTTGCATCTTTGTATAGTAATAGTGATATCCCATTACTCTTCACCGTTGCGATCCGACATTCAATCTCGTTTGCCTTTAATGTCCTAAATTCCATATTTCTCACCTACCGAATCTGAATATTATTATTCTGCACCAATACAACGCCAGAGAGTTCGATTCCATCTTTCAGTGCCTTTTTCACTTTGGTCTTGTCCACCTCGGGATCAACGAATTTCAAATATTCTTCATCCAGCTTTGAAATATCCTGTACCTCTACACTCTCTGATTTTCGATAAGAAATGCTGACTCTTGGTGTCTTAAATTTTTCACCACATAAATAACCAGACAGGTATTCTTTCAAGTTTCTTGCCTTGTTTTCACATGTTTTCTGGCGGTCAGCCAGTTTGTTTTTCTCTGCCTTGATTGCTTCTGCATCAGATAAGAGGTTTTTGATCCAGAGAGCAATTCCCTCTACCTTTTTGTCAAAATCCATCTGCAACTGTGCCAGCTTTTCTGGGTCGATAATCTCGCCTGTTTCCTGATCTACACAATTTAAAATCTCTTCGTCAATCTCGTATAATGTTGCCATTTGTTATTTCCTCCATAAAATCGCAATAATTCTGATAGTGCCTTTTGCGCACCCTAAAATATCTATCTTTTTCAGTCGCTTCTTGATCTGTTATTTCTTCCAGTTCTTCTGTATATCCGTACATATTATTCGCCCACCATATCCACTGCTTTTTCCAGTAATACTTTCGCAAAAACGATTGCATCATCTAGTTGCTTATCTGTTTCAATCCAGTCAAACAAATCGTAACCTCTATTCGCGACAAATCCGTTTTCTTGCGCGGACAAAAGTATTCTGCCACCGTAATTCAAGAATTCAATGTTTACATAAGGGTACCCATCCTTACCTTCTCCGCGTTCCTGGATCTCGAGAATTAAGTCTAAAAGTTCATGTATTTTCTTTCTATCCATTGCTTATCCTCCTAAAATCTGTTACTATATTCTTGATTTTTTGTCAGAGTACCTACGGCTCCCCAGCCTTTTTGTAGGTGCTCATTTTTAATACCCAAACACCAGATACCACGCCAGTAGCACCAAGATAAACCCGATCACTGCCACTCCAGCTCTGATCCAGTAAGGCTTGTCCTGCTCCGGCAGATCTACCGATACAGACCGGATGTCCCAGCTATTTAAGGTGTTTGGATGCTGGGTGGTATCGCAACGGTATGTTCCTTTAATCTCCATGCTTGTCCTCCTTTCTACCGCCTAAGCGGTTTTCTCTTCTGTCCTCTTTTCGAGTGTGTAATCAATTTTCACATGTTCTTGTTCTTCGATAAGAGATATCAACACTTGTATGATTTTTTCCATATCTGGCTTCATAAAATCACCTCTCTAATATGTATGATGGTTAGATTGTCCATGATATGTTGTCCTAGTCATCTTCTTTTTCTTTATTTTCTTCGTTCTTCTGGCTCTTCTGCGATGCCATAGCTTCTGCAAAGCCGAGAAAATAACCTTTATTCATGTCGGACATATCCGGCAGTGCTTGCGCTACTTTTCTGATGATTTCTTTCTCTTTTTCGCTCATGTGTACCTCCTATGCTACATTCAGGAATTTGTTGATAAAATACTGCTGTCCTTTGCCGGTTACTTTTGTGGTTTTGTTAATCCGAACGGAACCATCTGGATTCATAGCTGTTGTCTCTTTCACTTCAAACAGCCCTAAATTCATAGATTTCTGTGTGGGCGAGTTCCATTCCGTTCCTTTTCTCTTACTCAGATATCCATTTTCACGCAACCACTCAAATAAGCGCTTCTGCCCTGTTTCAACGCCGTTCTGTTTCAAAATCTTCGCCAGATCGCCGATTAAGATGGATGTATGACTGGTAGCGACAGCATCCGCAAATATCGCTTTCGGCTTCATTTCCTCAATCTGTGCTGTCTGCTCTTCAATGGTCTTCTGCGCTTCCAGAACTGCCAGTGCAAGAAGTTCTTTACCCTGCGGAACGTGCTCTTTGATGATATTTTCCATCTCATGAAACCGTTTGATGTATTTTGCTGTGAACTCCGTCCCTTTGACTCCTGTAAGCTTGTGGGCGATGAACTCGCATCCCTCTTTCGTGATTAGGTAGCACGGCAACACTTTGTTTTGAGCTGTTGTGTAGGTTGATTCCGAAAAGAAATCGGTGTGTCCAATCTTGGACTCTCCTAATTGATCGATATAATCTCTTATATCTCTCATAAGTTTGTTGTGGGCTTTCCCTACCATCTCAGCCACTTCCCGGCTGTCTAATTTCTGTTGTAATTCGTTCAATGCCTTTTTACCTCCTATTTTTATTGCCGTCGTAACCTCCGTGGCGGGATTGCTTTATTTTGCTTAACATCGAAAGAAACGGATGCGCTCACTGCATGCCAGGAAAGAATATAGGATAATCACTTTCTTGAGCTGCTTCTAATGTATGTCGCAGCTCCTCCTCTGAAATTTCCTCTTTTAAAGCCTCTTCCAGCTTTTCAGGCGTTTTAAATTCTTCCGCCAACGCAATAATCATCTCACTGAATTCTCGTTCAGCGCTAATCGCTTTTAAAAGTTCGAAATTATTTACAACCCCTTTTCTCTTTCGATTTAAAAATCTTTCTACGAATTGCCATCCTTGTGTTTCT